ATATTACGCCTACACGTTATCCGACTTTCCGACTGTCTACGCCTAGTTATGGTTTCAACAAGGACCATGAGTTCAAGTATTTTCAAGTCATGCACGGTAAGGAAATGGCTTGGCAAGGTTCTGCTGGTTTTAACAAAGCAATTTTGGCGACTGAATTGGTTGGCCTTGACCAAGACATTGATTTGTACGCCAACTTTGTCATGCAGAACGGTGCAAAGCCTAGCGGGATGTTTGTTACCGATCAGGTTATTCCTGATGGCAAGTACAAAGAAATCGCAGCCCGTCTGAAAGAGGCGTGGAACAACATGACAGGCAGCAAAACCAGTGACCCAAGCAAGCCGGGTCAGGGTATGTTGCTGGATCAGGGCATGAAGTATCAGAAACTAGAGATGCTGACTTTGCAAGACACTGACGCTGCTGCTTTGAAGCTACAGACGATGCGCCGAATCTGTGGGTTGTTTGGTGTGCCGCCTTCTATGATTGGCATCCATGATGGCAAGTTCAACAATAGCCAAACGGCTTTGGATGAGTTCTACAAAACAACCATGTACCCGACAATTGTTAACATCCAGCAGAAATTGACGCAACATTTGCTTGAGGGTTATCCATCACTGTGTGTTGAGTTTGACACTAAGGATTTTCTGAAGGGCGCTCCGCTGGATCAAATGAACTTTGCTACTGCTGGCGTAAAAGGTGGAATAATGACACCTAACGAAGCCCGTAACTACATGAATTTGCCATCTATGGACGGTGGTGATGAGTTGGTAAAAGAGCCTGACCCTGCCGAACCAATTGCAGGTAGCAGCCCCAAAGATACTGGTGGCGGTGGTGGCAATCAGACCAAAAAGATGAATATAGGCGCTACTTGATATATCATGTACACTGATACACAATATCTGGTAGCATTAGCCAAACAGGTCAAACGACCTAAAAAGTTGCCTGTACTTCTAGGGCAACGCCCTAAAATACAGGACAATAACCAATCCATTGCTTTAGGGGCAATCAATGAAGACATTGAATCTTATCTGCGAAGCCAAGCTGAACTTGAACGAGAAATCGCACAACGGCGAACCGTCTGGACAGATTGAGGCTCGCATTACGACTTGGGGCGCACGGGAAGGCGCTGATGGTCGCAAGTTCTTTTATAAGCCAGAAGGCTTTATGCAATGGGCCAAAGAGTTTGCCGAAATGGGCCGACCATTGCCTATGTACGTTAACCACAATGCTGACGCTATCCCCGTAGGAGAGTGGACAAGCATTGAGATGGATGACGATGGCATGAATGCCTCTGGTCGTTTATATCTCAACACCACAACTGGCTCTGATCTTTACCAAGTGATGAAAGAAAGCCCCAATATGTTTGGCGGGGTTTCTGTTGGCGCTTATGCTGAAGAATATCAATGGGTTAAAGAAGATGGCGAAGCAATGACCATTGGTTCTGATGACCCATATGAGTCTGGTTATTTCCAAATCACCAAAGGTGGTCTGCGTGAAACTAGCGTGGTCATGCACCCAAATAACATGGCAGCAGAAATCAAAAAGTTGGAATATTTCCGGCCTGATGGTTCTGCTGATTTGAAAGTATTGGAAGAAGCCTTGCGGGATGCAGGTCTGTCCAAGCAGATGTCGGTTGCCGCCGCATCTGTATTCAAGACGGTTATTGAACAGCGTGATGCTGTTGAAAAGCCTATTGAAAATGCGCCAATTCAGAGTGATTCTGATGCGGAGGCAACCGCTGAAATTCTCGCGGCTCTTGAGCAACGTGAACTTCTGAAACTCCTTGACAAACGACTTAAAGGTTAAATCATGTCCCAAGTTATCCTCGAAAAACTGGATGCTATCGAAGCTAAACAAGCCGAAAGCATCACTGCTGTTGAAGCAAAAATCCCCGCTGCTGTTGAGGCTGTCAAAGCTGAAATGCAAGAACTGGTGTCTGCTCTGGAAGCCAAAGTTGCTTCTATCCAAATGCCTGAGTTCATTCGCACACCCGCCAAGACTGTTCGCCAAGATGTGAACCGTTCGGTGAAAGAGCAATTGGCTACTTTCTACAAAGGCAACAACCGTCTGGAAAAAGAACTGAAAATCTTTGCAGACGAAAGCCAGTACGATGCGTACATGAAAGAAGCCTCTGCCCTGACAGGTGGTGGTGATGGCAAGGGTGGTCGCACTGGCTACGATCCAACTTTCACTGCTCTGCGTCTGATGAACCCAATGCGCGGTCTGTCTCGCACTGTGGCAACTGATGGTTCCTCGTACCAGTTCCGTGTTCGTACAGGCAACCCCGGTGAAGCATGGGGCTATTCGATCCAAAACAACGGTGCAGCCACTACTGAAGACACAAGCATCTGGCAATTGGTTCTGCAAGACCTGAACGTGCAGTTCCCAATCCGTACTGCTGCTTTGGACGACATTGATGGTTTGGAAGCTGTTGTTGTTGACGATATGTTGGCCTCTTTCAGTCAGTCTGAAGCACTTTCAATGGTGCAAAACAACGACCAAGCTGCTCAGTCGGGTACTAACCCCTACGGCGGTACTAACGGTTTGCGTGGTCTGGATCAATACGCTGGTTCTAACGCCACTTACACTGGTGGTACAACTTCTGCTGCTGCCTTTGGCACTAGCGGCACTGGCTCTACAAGCGGTCTGCACTCGCTGGCTACTTATGACCAGTTGACCACCAACGCCAACACTGTGGGTGCTAATAACATCCAGTACAAAGACGTTATCAACTTGATCTACGCTTTGCCACAGCAGTATTGGACTACCAACGCCAAGTTCATGATTAACCCAGTTTTGGCTCAAGCAATTCGTGGTCTGCAAGACACTACTGGTCGCCCAATCTTCAACGCTTATGAGTCGTTGAATCCTGATGGCATCATTGGTCAATTGCTCGGCTTTGACGTTGTGATGAACCGCTATTGCGACAATCCTAGCCAAGCTACTACTGGTGCTGCTGGTACTACTAGCCTGTACCCAATGTACTTTGGTGATTGGAGCCGTGCTCATACCATCGTTGATCGTTTGAACATGGTTATGCGCCGCTACGACCAAACGCTCCCCGGATTTATAACATTTTTTGGCGAGAAACGTTTGGCCACATCGGTACGCGATCCTAATGCTTTGGTTCGCTATCGCTCTACAGGTACAGCTACCTGATAAATCGGAGGGGGATAATTCCCCCTCCTTTTTGTGCCAATAATTTAGGAACTGTTATGACCATTACCGAACGCATCCTGTCTGGAATTAAGCAAACTTTGGAAACTGGCGATAAAGTCACGATTGACTTGCGCGAGGCATCTGCTATCACTGGTTCAGGACTGAATGTCGGTGGTCGCACTCACTTTGATGAAGCATTCGCTGCACTGCGTTTTGCAAACCCATTTCGCCTAGTTGCACGAAACATCAAAGTTCCCGGAAACTCTGATGTACAGTTTGTTGCAAAAACTGGTAACGCTGCAAACAGCACAAACCCTTGGGGCTACACAATTAACCCCAACAGTGGTTCACCCAACATCAACACAACCATTTGGGAATTGCCAACTCGCGTGATTTCCGCACAAATGCCTATTCGTTCGGCAGTGCTGACTGATGTGAATGGTTTGGAAAATGAGTTGATAGAAGACCTGATGATGGAATTCGCTCAACTGGAAGGCGCATCTTGTGGCCTGAACAATGACCAAGCAGGGTCAACAACCACATCCACTGGTGGCACTGATGGTCTGCGTGGGTTGAATAGTTACCCCGGTGCTGCTGGCGCTACTGCTGCATTTGGTACAAGCGGTACAGCCATCACAAACGGCTTGCACACTTTGGCTACCGTTGGCTATAACAACGCGGGTGGTCTTGAGGCTGAAACCTTGTCTGCTATGGCAAATGCTTTGCCAGCACAATACTGGTCTTTGCCCGGTACTGCATGGATGATGCACCCAACAGCTATTCGCACCTTGCGTAACTACGCACATGGCGGTGGTGGTTATTCTTTTATTGACATTGGCTCTGCTGAAGCAGGTTCTTTGCTCCATGTGTTTGGCTTTCCTGTGATTGCAAACCCATATTTGGACCCTACTGGCACTGTCGGTTGCAAATCCATGTATCTTGCAAACTGGCCTAAATTCATGACCATTGCAGATGTGGAAGAAATGACTGTTCAGGCTATGGAACAAACCACTCCCGGTTTTGTGACCATGTATGCTGAAAAACGTATGGTTAGCACTGTGCGTGACGTTTTTGCTGGTGTTCGTTCTATTGAGACTTGAACATGAGTTTTGACAACTATCAATACGCTGCGCCCTTTGGCGCTCAGACGCGCAATCCGTTTAACTATGCAAAGGTTGAACAGATTGGGCGTGATAGTGTCACTGCATGGTTGACTCTTGACGAAATCACAAATCAACTGAACTTGTTTAATGATGAAAGTCAAGACAGCTATTTGCTCGGCCTTGAAGTAGCCACCAGACAAGCAATTGAAGATTACTTGGGGATGTCTATCCTCCCGGTAACATATCGCGTCTGGTACGGTTCTGAGAGCCTTGTTGCGTCACCAATCAGCCTTGATTTGCCTGAAGTCAGTCAAAACTTTTATGCAAATCAACCCGGCGTAACAATCAATTCTGTTGGTTATTGGAATGATGCTTTCCCGCCTGTGTTTCAGACGCTGGCAAGTTCAAGCTACTACTACGATGCTTCTGGCAACAAAGTGGTTGTAAACAATTTGCCAACAGACATCAATAGCGTAATGACTGCGCCAATCATTGTGGAATACACAACGGTGGCAAACCCATTGGCGGCTTACCCTGTCATCAAGCAAGCAGGTTTGTTGTTGCTCACGCACTTGTATAACAATCGTGCAAATGCAACGGAAACAAAGCTAAAAGACATTCCATTTGGCGTAACAACTTTGTTGCGGTCATACAAACCATTGGTGATGTAAATGGCAATTGCTCGTTTTGAGAATATCAAAATCAACAATCTGACTTTTGGCAAGTCAGATTTTGGTGAGCAATCTACGACACAAACATTGTGGTTTGAGACTCGGGCTAGAGTTTCTGCTGTTGCAAATAGCGTCAAGATTGCAGATAAATATCGTCTGTATCAAGACATCACAGATTTCACGCTGAATTACACTCCCAACATGAAGGCGATAGCGGAAAATCCGCATTTGTATTCAATTACATATCGCAATAAAGATTGGCGAATTGATTATGCACAGGAATCTAATGATCGCATGAACGTGGTGTTCAGGTGTTATCGTTCTGATCCAGTTACGGCGGTGTAATGGCAACTCAACTTAATCCCGTTGTTTACGGCAAAGCTATCCAGTATCAACTGGCTAACATTGTCACGCCTGTGCCTGTGTATGCGGCTTTTAACCGCAACTTTGCGACTCAGCCTAAGTTCATTACTTGGATGCTGCGGAACGTGCATCAACCTGTATATACGGGAACACAGCAAAGCAACAAAGGCATTGACCGTCCTGTGTTTCAGATTTCTATCTTTACTCAACAAATTGAAGATGGATTTACAATCTCAAATCAGATTCTGCAAGCCTTGCACGGGTATAGCGGTATCTTGGGCAGTCCAGCAGAAGGCTTTTACATATCTAAAGCCGATGTTATGTGGCTGTATAACAGTTATAACGATGAGGAAAAAATGGCGCAAATCTTTTTAGATTGCACCATTGACATCCCGGCGTAAAACAAGACAATTGTTCAACTCTTAAAGGATACTCAAAATGGCTTTACCAAACAAAGTTCTTCCCGGTTTTAGCGCGGCTTTGTACGCACAACCGGGAGCCACCCCAACTCCTTTGACAATTACACAGTTGTCCTTGGTCGCAAGCGTGGCTCCAATTGCTATTAGCGCCAACATTGTTCCTGTTGAAGCAATCCCTGCTTTCGGCATGGATGATGCTGTGGCTAGTTTCAGCGTGGCTGGTTCGCGTCAATCTGACAAGATTCCTGTGCAAGCTGCTCCTACTTCCCTGACTATTACTGCCGCATGGAATCCTGCTGACACTAACCTGTTGCTGATGCGTGCTGATGCCTATTCTGGCGTGATTGACCGCACTTTTGTTATCTCGGCTACCGAAGGTGCAAACATCGTTTATTACGCCTTTAACGGGCGTGTAGGCCAATTCCAAGTGGATGCTTCTCCCGGTGCAGAAGCCAAGGCAACATTTACCATCCATCCCCGTGGCAACCAGTTCGGTTGGTCCAACAACGCATAAGGAGTCATCATGGCTATCCCTGCAAAAGTTCTTCCCGGTTTTGCCGCATCGTTGTGGATGCAATCGGCTGCGACTCCAACTCCATTGACAACCGCTAACCTGTCTGTGTGGGTTGCTCAAGTTACCACCATTGTTGGCACTTCAGCCAACGGCACTGGCGCATCTGGTGTTGCTGTGCCTGTTGAAGCAATCCCTGCCTTTGGTATGGATGATGCGGTGGCAAGTTTCGGTGTTGCTGGCTCCCGTCAAAGCGACAAGATTCCCGTGCAAGCGGCTCCGACTAGCATGACTATCACTGCTGCTTGGAATCCTTCCGATGCGGCCTTGTTGCAGATCCGTGCTGACGCTTACTCTGGTGTTGTTGACCGCACTTTTGTGGTTGCAGCAGTTGAAAGCACAAACACCATTGCTTATGCGTTCAACGGTCGTGTTGGTCAATTCCAAATTGACTCTGCACCCGGCGCTGAAGCCAAATGCACATTTACTATTCATCCACGGGGCAACCAGTACGGCTGGTCGAACAACTGATGAAAGTCTCTGACGCAATCGAAGCAATTGTGACCAGCTACGGCGACATTAATCTTGTTGCCCGTGGCATGGTAGTGGATGCTGCGGAGCTTGCCAAGGCCACAGCCAAACCTGACACAGCAGAAGCCATTGCTTTGGCTTTGCTGAAGAAGTACAACGTGACTGCTCCCGTAGTGGTCATTGAAGAAGTTCCCCCAGACACAACAAAGTAAAAAGACATGATAGTAAAAGACAGTAACGACCTTCTAAACTTCCTTGTAGCCCAATCCGATTCTTCAAAGAATTGGTTTGGGTTTCAACAACAGAGAATTACAGCAATTGCTCTTGCACACGAAATTGCAAAAAATTATGCTGATAAACTAACTCCTGATGAAGTGGTGGATTACGCCATTTCTATCAATGAGTCGATTTACCACAAGATCATTAAAGCTACACGATAAACCATGACAAAACTCACATCTGCCTTTGGCGAAATCCCCAATCTGCGTACTAAGTCTTTTGAGCTTGCTGGATACAACTTCAAGGTTCGTGTTCCGCTGACAAAAGAGCTTGATGCCATGCAAGATCGCATTGAGAAGTTTGACCAATCCGAATACCAAAAACGCTTTGACAAGATGACATCCTCGTTTCGTCAATCACAGGCTATTGAAGGCATTGTGGTAACGGATGACGATGTGGTTGTTGAAGGGCGCTCTACCAAAGAACTGGTTCAAACCATCTTGCAGATGGAAAACCGAATGGTCGAGTACATCAGGTTGTTAGTTCCTGTAAATGGAACGCTTGATGAAATCACTTATGAAGACATTGAAGCTGAGTGGCCCACTGCCGTTCAGTTGGAAGTCCTTGCAAAAATCTCTGAGGCGATTCAGCCCGGTTACAAGGACTCTCGAAAAAACTAATTTGGGACATTCACCTGCAAGCCAGAGCGTATGTTTACGCTCATGGTGGGTGTCCTGATGATGTTCCTGTAGACGATATGCGGAATATCGAGATTATGTTGTCGGATGGTATGTTAGGTAACAAAGCTGTTTTGCTGGCTTTGAGTTCCTTGACCACAGGCAACTTAAACTCGAAAATACAAAAGACGACAAGACCGTTTACGATGAAAGATGTTCTTCCATCAACGCACGAATACATTGTCCCGCCGCTGACAAAGGAACAACAGCAAGAGCAAGCCAGCAAGCAATTGATGGCATTCTTGGCTACTAGACCGGGTTCGGAGGCTTACCTGAAAGAGTAGCATGGCTCAACACATTGATACGCAAGGCTTTGAAGGCAAGGACATGAAGTTCCAGCTTTCAGGCTTTGCTGAGTTTGAGCAACAAATCATTGACCTTGCAAATGGCTTTAAGATGGATGTGGTGCTTAAGAACACGCTTGCCAAGGCCGCAGAGGAGTCCATGCAGAGCGTTTATTACGCTGCCCTAGCCTATGCCCCCTACGACAGCGAAACGCCTCGTAGCGCATACAGTCCGTTTCATATGAGGGATACCCTCAAGCTGAAGTCAAGGCTTACAACTCCAAACGACAGAGAAGCACCTAGCATTAGCGAAAACTCTGTTGTCTTGGCAATTGTTTCTGTCAAACGCAGTGCTGTTTCTTTAGCGCAAGAGTACGGCACATCTAAAATACCTGCACGACCATTTTTGCGTCCAGCACTGCAATATGGGGCTACAACTGTCATCAATGATTTGAAGGACAGTCTTGGTAGGATAATTCCAGAATACGCGCAAAAACTCGCTAGAAAGAGGAAGTAATGGCAACTCATCAAAACGCAGCAACATTGGGGATTGCTCTTGATCTTCAGATGGGCAACTTTGCTACGGAAGCGCAAAAGGTTGCTTACGAAACGCAAAAGATGAAGAACGCCATTGCGCGTGAAATGAAGGCGGCTGATAAAGAAATTCAGTCGTTAAAATATGCAACAGAAGATTACGGCAAGTCAGTAACCAAAGTTACGCAAATTGAGCGTGAGTTGGCAACAGGTCGGTTGAAGGATATCAAGGGAAGTGACAAAGCAGCGCAACTTTTGGCGCAAGCTGCTGCTTACGACAAGGTTGCCAACGCAGCAAAGAATGCTTCTGGTGCTACGTTCAAGATGAATGAGCAACAGAAGATTAACCTGACTTACCAGACCACTGACTTCTTTACACAGATTGCTTCTGGTCAAAGTCCATTTATTGCCGCATTGCAACAGGGCGGTCAATTGAAAGACACGATGGGTGGCGTGGGCAATATGTTCAAAGCCATTGGGTCTTTGTTTACTCCGTTTACTGTTGGCCTTGGTTCTGTTGCTATTGGACTTGGCGCTGTTGGATTGGCTGCATATCAATCTTCAGAAGACCTTGCAAAACTTAAAGACGCTTTAACTTTAAGTGGCAACTATTCTGGCATGACGCAAGAATCTTTTGTTAAACTGGCAAATACTTTAAGTGGGCAAACAAGATCAAGTATTGCTGATGCTAAAGAAGCCTTGTTAGCTTTAATTTCTTCTGGTCAATTTACTGAAAAGTCTATTGGTGCTGTATCTAAAGCAATTGTTACTTATGCAGAAATTGCTGGTGTATCTGCAACAGAAGCAACGCAAAAACTTAAAGGCGGTTTGAGTGGAACAGCAGAAGGCGCAAAGTCACTTAACAAAGAAATGAATTTCTTGACGCTTGAGCAATACAAGCAAATAGAAGCACTAGAAAAAGCAGGTAAAAAACAAGAGGCAGCACAATTAGTTGCAGTTGCTTTGAACACAAAACTTGAGCAACAACGCAGAGAGCTTGGTTTGCTTGAGGGCGCATGGAATTCTCTAACCAAAGCAACAAGCAATTATTGGGATACTTTTAAATCTTTGCTTGCTGGTCCAACGCAATCAGACAACATGATGGCTTTGGACAAACAGATTGCTGACATTAAACAAAAACTTGCGGGAACTTCCGAAGAAGAAGATACGGCTTTTGCAAGAGGCTGGAGAAAAGTTCTTGCAACACTGCAAGCCAGCAAAGAAAACTTGCTAGAGATACAGCGTCTTCAAGGTCGCTCCGCATCTGCAAAGGATGTTGGAAGTGCCAAAGAAAAAATAGACGAATACGACAAATACAAAGGAATGTTAGTAACCAAAGCAGGTGAATTAGCAAAATCTCAATCGGCAACTGAACTTGCTATTGCAAAACAAAACGCGCATGAGCTTATACAACTTGATCTTGACATGAAGAATCAACTTGCAGAAGCTAATCGAGAAATGCTGCAAAAAAACAAACAAGAAGATGGTCGAGCAACATCACAAAATCTTGAAATATATAAAAACAAAGCTATAACAATTGCAATTGAAACAGCCAAAAAACAAAGCGAAATAAAAACAAAATATGCTTTGTTGGATTTGGCCGAAAGTTTAAAGATAGAAGATGAAAAAAATCTTGGGTTTGTGGCAATAGACAAAGCTAACGAGGCTGCTCGCACTGCATCACAAGCGCAAACCCGTGAGCTTGAATTTCAACGGGAATCGCTTGAGTTGAAATACAAAATGATTTACGCAACAGAGACTGAGCAAAAGTTGGCACAGATTTCTCTTGAGTACTCTCGAAAACGTAAAGATGCTGAAGGGAAAGACCCACTTGTATTACAAGACGTTAACCGACAAGAGGAAATTGCAAAAATGTTTGTCACTATGGCTGAATCTGCCAAGCGCACACAGCAAGTATTTGACAGCGTGTTTGGCAACTTGTCTTCTGCCATTGACAACTTTGTCAAGACAGGCAAGTTAAGCATGAAGGATTTGGCTCGTAGCATCATTCAAGACTTGATTGCAATCCAAATGAAAGCTGCTGTGATGCGCTTTTTGGGTGCGGCTTTTGGTCTTGCAACTGGCCCTAACGCATCAAATGACGGTTGGTTTAAAAATGTCTATCAGGCTGCGGGAGTAACGGAAAAAGCCACAGGTGGCCCTGTAAGCGCAGGTAGCCCGTACATCGTGGGTGAACGTGGGCCAGAGTTGTTTATGCCATCAGGCTCTGGGACAATCATTCCGAACAACCAGATGGGTATGGGCAGCACCTCAAACGTCACAAACAACTACATTAACGCCATTGACGTTAAGTCGTTTGAAGATCGTTTGCTTGGTAGCTCAAACACTATTTGGGCGGCTAACCAGTACGCCAACAAAAACCTGTCTACTAATTTCGGGAGAACTTGATGTCATTCCAAACCATTTTTCAGGTGCAACAGTCAATGACTGTTAACAACCGCAGAACGGTAGGCCAGCAGGTTAGCCGTTCTGGTCAAATGCGTGTGGCTCAATACTTGACTGCTGTGCCTTGGGTGTTCACTGTTTCTCCGCACAACTATTTGGCTTATGCGACTTCTCGTCAAATCATTCAAACTATTGACAATCTTGACAGGCAGTTGCCAGAAACCATTACGTTTAACAGCGACAACTTGCGGTGGTTTACTGCGTATCAAGGTGGTGCTGCTACAACCCCAACGACTGTAACGCTAGGCGCTACACCTGCCGCCAACTCACAAACCTTGTCGCTGGCTAATTTACCTGCATCTACTGGCGCTATTTTTAAGGCTGGTGATTTCATAATGATTGGCGGATACAGCTACAAGATCACTGCTGACGTACCCTACACTGGTGCAACTGCAACTGTGAGCATTCATAGACCTGTTATTGGTTCGCCTGTATCTGGTGCTGCTGTGGCTTGCGGCAACAATTGCACGTTTACGGTCTTGGCAGAAAAGTGTCCTACCTATACACTAACGCCATATCCAGCAAGCGCACTTGTGAATTGGGATGATGCGTTTGTATTTAGAGAGGACATTACATGAGCACAACAATGACAGCGTTGGATAGTTTGTCTATCCGACATGGCGAGTTTATTCGGCTAACAATGCCGTCTAACACCTACACTTTTTGCAATGCTGCTGCACCTATTACGGTAAGTGGCATCACCTTTTCAAACCTTGGCAGTCTGTTGCAGCTTTCTGATATTAAACGTGACATCAAAGCCAACAGTTCTGACTTGAGCATTTCGCTAACAGGTGTTGATGGATCAAACGTATCAATCGTTTTGGGTTCTGACATTAAAGGATCGCGCATTGAGGTTTGGCGTGGCTTTATGGACTCAAACAATCAAATCATCACAACACCTACGTTGCAGTTCTTTAAACGCTATCAGGGCATTGTTTCTAACTATTCCATCACTGAAAATTGGAATGAACAAGTCAGAAGCCGTGTTGCCACTGTAGGTTTGTCGTGTGCTTCTTTCCGCACGATCTTGGAGAACAGGGTTGGCGGTGTTCGCACAACTCCTAAGATTTGGCAAGCCTTCTATCCTAGCGACAACAGCATGAGTCGTGTGCCATCCATTGCAGGGTCATACTTTGACTTTGGTGGTGAGCCAACATCAGGCAGTCAAGCAGTTACACAAGCACCCTCACAAAGACGATTCGGCATATGATCCGACTTGCGACAAGATACGACATTCCAAGATTGCTAGAGTTTGTAGAGGCTTACTCAAAAGAGTACCCTGTAGACGTTCTTGGCGACACGACAAAACATTCACCAAAGCATGTTGAACAATTGTTGTTTTCTATTATTAATGGTCGCGGGTTTATCTTGATTGATAAGCACATGACCGGAACATTAATTGCGATTAAGCAAAACAACATCTGGTGTCCTGACGTTGTTGAATTGCATGAGTTGTTGTGGTGGGTAGACCATGAACACAGAAACAATCTTGTTGGTGGAAAACTTTGGATTGAATACGACAAGATAGCCAGTAAACTGCTTAATGATGGCGCTATACATTGCGCCTACACATCAGTTTCAGCAAATGGCCCATTGATAAATTACACAAAGCGTGGATACAAAGCTGTCGGCGCTAGTTTCGTGAAGGAATAAACATGGTTGCAACCTTAGTTTTGAGTGCTATTTACGGCAGTACTTTTATGGCTGCTGCTGCCTTGGGTTCATTTGGTCTTGCAGCCGCAACATTTGCAATTAACTTTGCTGTGTCTTCATTGTTCGCCCGTGCTTTTGCGCCTGATGCAAGCGGCAATCAAGCAGTAGATAACGGTGTGCGTCAGCAAGTTCCACCATCGTCAACAAACAGCATTCCGGTGGTGTACGGCGATGCGTACATGGGTGGTTCGTTTGTTGATGCGGCTCTTAGCACTGATGCTAAGACGATGTACTACGTTTTGGCAATTTCGCACATTAGCCCTAACGGTCAATTTTCTTTTGATTTAGCAGATATGTATTGGGGTGACCGCAAGATTACGTTTGATGGCACAGACCAAACAAAGGTCGTTAGCTTGACTGACAGCGCAGGTAACGTAGACACCAAGGTTAGTGGCAACTTGTTTATAGCGTTATACAAGTCAACAGAGGCTGGTGTCATCACTTCTGCCAATGGCGCATCTGCTCCATCAACTTACATGGGTGGCTCTGACTTGCCATCTGAGTTGCGGTGGTCGGCAACTAACCGTCAAATGAATGGTCTTGCTTTTGCGATTGTAAAAATGAATTACAACCGTGAAGCAGAAACTACAAACATGCAAACGCTTACTTATTCTGTAAGCCATTACCTTAACAGTACTGGTGCAGCAAAGCCCGGTGATGTTTGGTATGACTACATCACAAACGAAAAGTACGGCGGCGCTATGCCAGCAGACTTGGTAGATTCTGCCTCTGCCACAGCATTAAACACCTACTCTGATGGCGTAATACCTTACACAGATACAACAGGCGCACAAACACAACCTCGTTACCGCATTAACGGTGTGCTTGATACAGGGCAATCATGCCTTAACAACATTAACTCAATAATGATTGTGTGCGATTCTTGGAATCAGTACAACGCAGCGCAAGGCCAATGGAGCATTGTTATCAACAAAGAAGCGTCAACAGCATATGCGTTTGATGATGATTCTATTGTTGGCGAGATTCGGGTCAGTGCCTACGACATTACAAGCAGCGTAAACCAGATTGAGGCAGAGTTTCCTAGCGGTGAAAACCGTGACCAGTCTGACTTTGTGTACTACGAGACTCCAGCAGGTTTGCTGTACCCCAACGAGCCGATTAACAAGCAGTCGGTTCAGTTTGCAATGACCAATGATTCAGTTCAAGCGCAGTACCTTGCAACACGAATCCTTGAGCAAGCCCGTGAAGACCTGATTGTCAGTTTCAGCACAGCATATGTCGGCATTCAGGTTGACGCTGGTGATGTGGTGACTGTGACTAACTCATCTTATGGTTGGACAAACAAGCCGTTCAGGGTAATGCGGGTGTCTGAAGTGTCTTTGCCTGATGGCAACCTTGGCGCATCGTTTGAGTTAAACGAATACAACGCACAGGTGTATGACGATCAGGACATCACAAAGTACGTTCCAGCCCCTAACTCAGACCTACCTGACCCATCCTTCTTTGGCCCTATTCCAGCGCCTACAGTGGCTTCTAGCTTCCCTTCTGCTGTTGTTCCTAGCTTTAACGTGCAACCAACTATGGGGACTGCCAGTTTTGCAACCTATGCTGAGATTTGGTATTCAGCGTTTTCAACACCTACGGCAACGCAAATATTGCTAGGTGGCACA